AAAGGCAAACTTGTCACCGCAGATGACCTTATTAGCAATCGCCAAGGGGCTGGCGGTAGCGGTGGTCGCAGTCCTGAAGACATCGCTGCTCAAGTGGCGAAGATCGAATCTGCCAACCGTCGCAAACTGGTTCAGGAAGCCGCTCGGGAATATCGAAAGCTTGCAGACTTCAACTCTGCGATTGACAAACGTCTGGAGAAGGAGAAGCAAGACCTTGTGTTGTCAGGTCTACGCGGTGCAGCAAGGGCACAACAGGAGACCATCAATGCGTATCTGACTCAAAACACCGCCATCGAGGATCAACTAAACCGTCTGGACTCTGCCGTTGGTGAAGCCGAGTTGCGTGTTGAAGCAGCAAGAGCAGAACTCAGTGAAGCTTCTTCGGAAGCAGACAGAGCCAGGAAGCAAGGAAACCTTGACAGGGAGGAGGCCAAGCTGGCAGGGGCGCAAGACAGGCGGACGAGCTTTAGCAACAACATCGGCACCTTCCAAGCAAATAATTTTCAGACCATGCTTGCAAGGTCCACTGCAGCCTTCCGCGAGCGTGCAGCGGCACTTAAGGAAGAAACCCAGGAGCTGCAGCTAAGGAACCGATTGCAGCTGGAGGGCTTCTCTCCAGACATGATCGAGATGCAGGTCCAGCAGGCACAGATAACAAGAGACGCTGCATCTGCGGAGGCAGCTTTAGTGGCTGAGATGCAACAAAAGCCAGAACAAGCTGCTCAATATGCCTTAGCCATTCAGGCAATTCGTGACGCGGCAAACGGCGCGAAGGAAGCGTTAGAAGGCATGAACGAGGCACAGAACGGTGCCAGCCAGGCAATCGGTGACTACATCTCCAATGCCATGGAGTTCGTCACTGATACAAGGGCACGGGTCACTGACATGTTGAGTGCAGTCGATAGTGCTCTGGCCAACTCCATCACAGGCATTGTCACCGGAACAATGACGATGCAGGAAGCCTTCCATTCATTCTTCAAGTCGATTGGAGAGGCTTTCCTAAAAATGGCCGCTCAAATGATTTCGAAGTTAATCATTATCAAGCTTCTTAAATCTGCGATCGGCCTATTTGGTGGTGGTGGTGCTGAAACTCCTTCAGAAGGATTGAACCTTGATGGGGTACAGACTTATATGGACCCACCCGCAGTACCCGATCTCAAGTTGGCTACGGGTGGAATCGTCAACAAACCAACCGCTGCACTTATTGGTGAGGGTGGCATGAATGAAGCCGTTGTCCCTCTACCCAACGGCAAAGCTATTCCTGTTGATATGAAAGGTGGTGCCGGGGGTAATATAACCAGCAACGTCACCGTTAATGTCACTACTGACGGTGAAACCAGCAGTTCTGATCCAGACGGTGCCGCTAAACTAGGCAAAGCGATTGACACCGCTGTTCGTAAAGTAATTATGGACGAGAGGCGCTCTGGCGGATTACTTTATTCAGGACGATAAATATGGCTGATCGACCGCTTATCATTGAACTTTTATTGGGAGTTCAGGAAACCACTAATCATAGAATCCGCAAATTTGGTTATGGTGATGGCTACGAACAAATAGCTGCGGATGGAATCAATACGAAAGTAAGAGAGTACAACATCACAACAATACCTTTTAGCCGCTTTGAAATGAATGCCTTCAAAGAACAATTAGATGATGTTTGTGTAGGAGATTTTTTCTTGGTTCCTGCTTTTCCTGGACTACCACCATACATTGTTGGAGAAGAGATTCGGTTTAGGTTGGTTGACAATAACTATACTCTTACATTTTTTCCAGCAGCTGAAAAATTTCAATTTACGTTTACTCTAAAAGAAGCATTTTCTGGCTAATACGGTAAATATCATGGGGCGGTATTACGAAGACAATTTAGTTGAAGCCCTTGTGGGATTAGACCCAGCTAATCCTTTTTATGCACCGCTACTGCAAGCAGCGTTAGCAGTAGAGCAGGCAGAGAATGAGTGGTATGAGAGTCGTATTGACGCTTTCAATCAGTTAGATTTTGATGATTTCGACAATGATGAGGATGACATTGAAAGAAAGTACTCACAATTAGTGAGTAATCTTTCGGTTTACGAGTTTAAGGATAAATTCGATCAGGTCAATCCATCCAGAAGGTCTGGTACAGGTGTTATCGTGCGTGTTCACAACACCTTTGATTTATTTACGGTCGAAGCCTCTCTTTCGCAAGATAGGTATGTACTGGGAGAGGAGGATGATGATGGAGTTTCTGGATACGAGCTTGCTGACGATGTTCTTGCTTATGAATTAGGCAGAGGAGAGCCTGGAATAGATACTTTATATTCAGGTTTATCTGCTTTTACATCAAACTCTAGTTCTAACAAAGACTTTTTTGAGTTTATAGATGATGATGAGCCCGGCTTTTCACCTGTTTCTGACGTTTTCAAAGGCTTTCAGGAAGTCCCTTTAGCTTGGCAACCTAAGAGCGGCTTTACATCACAGCAACTGCAAGTGATGAACGCTGCAGGGAGCGACTACAACACTTTTGTCGGCCCAAAAATTAGTGCGTTTAACAGCGTTCAAGCATCCTATGAAAACCAAGGGGGTGGAGATCTTACGCCAATTTTTTATGATAGTGGTGACCCTAATTTTCCCTATCAGAATTTTCAAGGTGATCCCAATATTTCTTACAACAGGCCCAATAAGTTACCGTCTGTACTTGTAAAAGAAACGAGAGGTTTTGGTTAATGACTTTTAAAAGTGATTCAGCTATTGACCTTTATACTATCGACGTAGGTTCATTTCGTTCGGTACTAAACTGGTCAGGCCCTATAAATTTAGTACCGGCTAATCAGTCCAACGGTAAAACCGTAGAGTACATAAATTTAGTGGACGCAGACGTAACTTATACGCCGATACACATGAGTGTCAGCGGGTTTGAAATAAATGGCTCTAATAAGCTACCTCAGCCTAAAGTTACTTTTAGCAATATGGATGCTGAGTTTACCGATCTAAGTAATCAGTTTGATGATCTAGTCGGTTTCAGGTTAATAAGAATAAGAACCTACGCTAAGTTTTTGTTGTCTATAGACGGGGAAGCAAATCCTGCTGGTCCAGGAAACCGTGAGGCTCATTTCCAACCTGACATTTGGATGTTCAATCGAAAGATGGAGGAAAATAATCAGTATTGTGTTTATGAATTAGGTTCTTTATTTGACGTAGATGGCGTTCGCTACCCACGTCGCAGAATGTATAGCAACTACTGTCCTTTTATTTACAAGGGGCCTGACTGTCAGAACACGTCTAATTTCAACACTTGCGGGAAGACATTATCTCAGTGTAGAGAACGCTTTGCTGCAATTAACAGTCCTATACGGTTTGGTGGATTTCCAACCGCCACATAGAAATGTCTCAACTACATATTGATATTGCAAAAGCCTGTATCAAGGAAGCCCCTAGAGAAGCCTGCGGTGTTATTTGTGGATCTAAGGTTGTTCCCCTTACAAACATATCCGAAGAACCTGAAACTTCATTTGTAATCGATGCAAGAGATTTTTTAGCTCATTCATCTGACATTATCTATCATTCCCATCCTGTAGGCGATAATGGTTTTAGTGAGCAAGATATAACTGTCGCTTCATGCTTGCATCTTCTTTCTTATGTGTATGTTGTTGAGCATGATCGGCTAGAGCGTTTTTCCATAGATACAGGGACCAAAATTTTTGAAAAGGTATTAGGACGATGATGCAGATTACATTAGGTGGTGAGATTGGTCGTCGCTTTGGAACCTCGCACACATTTGCGGTAAAGACACCTAATGAGGCAATACGAGTTTTATGTCAGTTAATTCCTGGATTTAGATCTTTCCTTACTTCTGCCCATGAAAAGGGTGTCTTCTTTCAAATAATTACCTCTAATCAAGATGATGCAATCACCTATGAAGACTTAAAACTTGGTTGTAAATCGTTCACACTTGTCCCTGTCATCACAGGCAACCTGTTTGGAATGGGTGGAAAGGCGGGCGGTGTCATCCAGATTCTTGCTGGCATCGCCTTAGTTGCATTCGCCATGACAGGCTTCGGAACTGTGGCTGCTGGATCATTCATGGCAGGTGTGCAGTCCGCCACCATGTCACTCGGAATAGGTTTGTTGTTTACGGGCGTTGCATCGCTGTTTGCGCCTGGAGCACCTACAGGGCAGAAGAACATAAGTGAAGGGCGCGATGCGGACGATGCAATATCAGCCGGTGCAGCTCCAGTCGCGGTGAATGGAGAAGCAATTCCGTTGTTGTTTGGTGAATACTTAATTTCAAGGATGCCTGTTATTTCTTCCTATATCAAGGACAACGAAGGCTTCTTTATGGGATTGATTTCTGAGGGTGTTATTACAGGCTTTCCAGACGGCGGTGCGAATGAAAATCTTTATCTGGATGGTTTGATTGCTAAATCTAGTGTGCTTTCCAATGTTGAGCTTACAAACGGCGCTCAGACCACCCCTGTAATAAAGAATGTAGACTCAGCTGGTTTTAGTATTTCTGTCAATGCACCTTTCAATGCACAGGGCGGTGATTTTGACGCTGAAGATGATGGTTTAGCCAACACGCAAGTCACACGCACATTCACTCAAAACGAAGCCGATACCGTCAGAATCCGACTTTCTGTTGGTCCATGTTATCAATCACGAACCAGAAATAGTCAGGATGGATCTGAGCAAAATTTTAGAGACTACACAGAACAAGAAGGCGGTGGTGGAGCTGACAATCCGACTCATATCGTTATCAAAGTAATTGACGGTAATGGTGTTGATATTCATAATACGGACACACTTCCTAGAGAAGTAGGTACAGACGACGATGGTAATCCAATATTTGAACTCAAACCTCTCATATTTGAAAGGCAGACATCGACCAAACTTCATGAATTTAAGTTTGACATAGAAGATGCGACGACGCCTATTTCATTGCAAGTTTCCCGTGTTGATCGTAAAGGGCCTAAAGGGCCTGTGACTGAAACAGGGCAAACATCTCAACGCCAATACTCATGGGTTAAAAGCGGTGTTACTTGGGTATCTGCAGACGTTACATGGGCTGAAAAACTTGTTTATCCTTTTTCATCGCTATTGGCTCTACGTTTTAGAGCCGGTGAGTTCTCTCGTTTTCCGCAAGTACAGATTCGACTCAAGGGTCTAAAGGTGCCTACTCTCGACAACCGCCTTAAGGTCACATACGAGTTCAGTAAAAATCCTGCTTATGTTTTGTTGGGCTTACTCACCGACCCTCGTTACGGAGCAGGCCATCGTGAGTTCACTATTGACGGCGTTGAGCGCATACAAGCAGGTATAAGAATAAACGATATTGATTTAGCCTCATTTAAAAAAGCAGCTGACTACTGTATCGACCATGAAATTGAATTTAATGGCTATGTAAATAAAGACTGCGATGCTTTGGAATTGTTCAGAGGTGTCGCTTCGACATTTCAAGCGCAGTTAATTTATGCAGGTGGTTTTATTACTGTCGTTGTAGACGATGAAATTACTAACGATTCGGATATAAGAATTTATTCCTCAGCTAATACTATTGCTCAAGGAAGTGATGGTGAAGCTGCACCTCACTTTACTTATGAAGGGTCAGCTCGCAGAGCCAGATCAACTGCCGTAGAAGTAAGCTATATCGAACCTTCTGAATTTTATCAAGAGAGAAAAACTTTAATCGAGGACGCTAATCTTATTGATCGTTACGGGTACAATCTTCAATCTGTTCGTGCTTTAGGTTGCACTAAAGAAAGTCAAGCTCGTCGTATGGGTCGCTATACACTAGCTTCAAATACATTGTCTACCGATACTGTTTCATTTAGGGTCGGTCCAGACGGTGCGATGCTTATACCCGGTGACCTATGTTTAATTTTAGATCCGTTAAAAACAGGACTTATTTCTGGCGGCAGGATCAAAGCGGTCTCTGCTAATACGATAGTTACAGATAGAGAATTAACCGATAAAAATTATTCATCCGATTACTACCTTTATGTTTACGGGCAGTCTGGTATTGCTGTAAGTCATTTAGTCAAATCCGTATCTCCAACCGGCACCATCACTATCGAGGGCACTTTTGGTTCTGATCTTCCAACAACAATGGACATGTGGGGACTTGTGAGGAGAAGGCCTAACAAACAATCAAGTAAAGAACCTTTGTATCGTGTTCAATCTGTTAAGGAAGAGGGCGACGGCACATATTCGATCATCGGAATCAAGTACGACAAAACAAAGTTTCCATTCGTTAATGATGGCGATACAGCGAGTTTGCAGACAGCGGGGTATGGAGGTAGATCATATAAAGGTGCAAGAAAACTTACCGTTAATTCCAAGTCAATAAACTTCTCACTTAGAACTCCAGACTGATGACAGCTAATCCAGAATCGTTAATAACCATTACCTGGGAAGCCCCTTCCTTTCCTGGATATGCGACATGCGATGCCGTTGTCCCTGGGTTTATCTTTGGGGTCAATGAACTTGACCCGACAGTTGAAAGATACGAAGTTGAGGTATTCAATAAATTGTTGAACGCTTACATTAACAAAGGCTATTTTTACACCAATCAAGCTGAGTTTCGGGCGGCAGATTTAGGGGACGCTAAAGTTAGAATACGAGCTATCACTAGAGAAGATATTAAAAGCGACTGGGCTGAATCCGGTACATTTTCTCTATATGGCTTCACCACATATTTTGGTGATATTCGGAACACAATCTTTTTGAGCTTTGTCTGATGACGTTGTATGGTCGCGACGCAAACGGTAACGATGCCTATATTCGTGGCACCGGAGCAGGAACTACGACTGATGGACATGTCACGTTCCACGATGTGTTTTCCGACGAGATTAAATTTACGGCTGCTGATTTAACAGCTTCTGCAGATCTAGTCAACGCCGTTGCCTCCAAGAAACTTAGAGTCACAAGCTTTAGTCTGAGTAGTGATGCGGACTGCTCTGTAAAGTTTCAAAGTGAACTTACCGACGATATTTCCGGCACGTTCTATCTAAACAACAATACCTCTATAACTCAAGCCTCTGAGCTTGGTCTTTTCCAGACTGATGAAGGCGACAGGCTGAACCTAGTAGTTACTGAGAATACTTTTCCTATTGGTGCTGTAGATCCCACCAACGATACCCTTGTAATTGTCACTCACGGATTACGCCAGCGTACTCCTGTAAAAGTAGTCACTACAGGTACATTGCCTGGAGGTTTAAGCTCATCAACTGTTTACTTTGTTGTCAGAGACAACAATGACACAATCAAACTAGCTGCAACTGCTGCAGAAGCATCTCAAAGTCCGCCAGTCGTTGTTGATATTACTGACGCAGGAACTGGAACCCACTCACTCGCCCTTGCAGTGAACGTGGGAGTAACCCTTAGTTATAGACAGGTTTGACGATGACTAAAGTCCATGGAACCCTATTTGACGATGGGCGTGATGGTTTCTTGATTATCAAGCCTTCTCAACCGTTTTTCGGTTGTGGAAAGCATGAGAAGTCTTATTCGATCATTGACGGAACTGTAAATATTGAACTTACGCCGACTCCCCCCGGTATTTATTACCTAGTTGGATTTAAGCAGGAGGGTGATTTTACTAGGACGAACTTCACATTAAGATGGCGTATTCCCTCTGTCGAGGCTATTGATGTTACGCCTAATAGACCTAAAAACAATCAAGACTCCGCGATCAGTGAAACCGTAGAGACACAAGTACAGATCAAGCGTCTTGCCACTCAGCTGTCAGAATCGTTGAAAAAAGTTGAGGAATTAGAAAAAGACTTACTGCTTAGCAACCAGCGTTATGACGAACTTAATTCTACGTTTGATGAGTACAAAATCACTAGCACTAAATCACTTGCTAGTAAAGATTCCCAGCTCAAGCAGTTAAGTGCTTTTGTTGAGCCAGAAATTAAAACCGTAATTAAAGAAGTTCCTGTACCTGATAAACCTCTTCACCAACGGATTAAATTTTTAGAGCAGCAATTAGTCAAGCTCGAAGAACAAAACTCTATTTATTACAAGGATGTTGTTGAGCTTCATCAGCTAAAGTTAGATAGAGCGCAGAGTCTACCTTCTTCAGGTCCACCAAGTAAACCTGAAGATAATCCGAGGCAGCGCCTTTTAAATAAGCTTCTCAATAGGTAGATATGACATTTGAAAACATAGCTGTAACTGTTCGAGAGGGTGATACTTTCGATGAGTTGCAGCTCAATATTGAAAAGCCGTGGGGGACACCTTACGACTATTCAAATTCAGTGTTAGTCGCTGACATTCGTCGTTTCTTTAATGATTCGACCGATCCTCCATCTCCTGTTGATTCCTGGGGCATTGTTGAAACCAATCCTTCCAAGGGTCAGTTGTCTCTTCGATTGACCAGTCGTCAGACTGAGTCATTAGGTAGAAACGTACCTCTTGGATATATTGAGCGCGGCGTATCTCAGTCAGGAATCTCTATTGGAGTCGATATTACTGATGAACTCCAAGGTGTATTTCTCTGGGATTTAAGGGAGTATTTTTCCACCGAGCAAGCCTCGATTACTGGCATCACAGCTGGTGATAATTTTACTGGGGCAGGTGGTGTGGTCTCTTCTAAAATTCGTATTACGACTGCCGACCGGCACAATCTTACTTCTGAAGATCAGATTCTTATTTCTGGCACAGGTCAAACCCAATATGACGGTGTGAATTTTCTACCTAATAAACTAAATATTATTACTCCTACTATTTTTGAAATAGAGCCTACAGGTGCTGGTACACCATCATTTTCAGGCGCTTCATCGACGGGAACGGTATCGTTATATCAGGAGGATACTTTAGCTATAGGCACGTTAGAAGTTATTCCTCGGATTTCTAGAGATTCAACAAGCTAAGGGTCACTCTTATGTCAACCGTCCAAGAAGGCGTAAATGTAATCACTACGGGCAGGACAACTCCGATTCCTGCTGGACAAGCAACTAGCGATAGATCAGTCCCTGTTGTTGTCGCGTCCGATCAGAGTCCTGTACCGATTCTTGATAATCTATCTGCACCATCTCAGGTAAGAGATGATTTACTTGGCATCCCAAGATCGCAAACGCCGCTTGCGATTTTTGATGATGTTAATACCGTCGATATTGATCCTGATATATGGGCCAAAAGCGAAGTTACATCTGGCGGCACCCGTGTCACTCAGGTCAACCATCAACTACAGCAATCCGCAGCCGAGGTTCTACTCACTCCTGACGCCGACAACGGTAATGTCGCATCACTGGTTACAAAGCAGGCATTTCCCTATCAAACAGGTCGTATAACCACTTCCAGCTTTGGTGTTGCCCTAAGCCGTGACTCCAAAGCAAAGATGGAGTACGGAATGTTCGACTCCAGCGACGGTTATCTACTGCGAGTCCAGGGGGACGAACTGTTCTATGTCCGTCGTACGTCTTCAGGTGAAAGACCTTCTGACCATTTGAACGGTTATTTCGGCCAAGGAAACAACCCAACTGAATTTACAGTCAATAGCGACGTACTAGCCTCTCCTGGCCAGGAGAACCGAACTGATGAGGGCACAATTTATCGACTGATCAGCGATTCTCCAACTGTTATGGAAGAAATCGTTCCTAGAAAATTTTGGAACGGTGATCGTATGGTTGGTGAAAACGGCGTAGCAAGAATCGGTGAAAGTGATACTAAATCACTTCATGATTTGAGCTTAACAAATCTACACATGACCAGACTGGAATTTGGCTGGTATGGTGGCACGGGCTCTAGATTATTCTTTTACGTTCCTGTTGATGCTAATTTAGCTGATGGTGAAAGTGCTAAAAATGCACGTTGGATTCTTGCACATTCGCTTAATTGTAGTGACAGAATACCTTTTCCTTCTTTAGGTAATCCCACTCTTCCCCTTCAATTCCGCATTGAGAAGACAGGGACACTTTCTGCTAACTCTTATATCAGAAAGTACGGGGCACAAATTAGTATTGACGGTGGCGATTATTCAAAACTTTCTATTTTTAGTCAGGAAAGCGCCAAGGTTACTGGACTAAACTTTACGGACCTTAAACCCCTATTGGTTCTTAGGATCAAAGAAAATATCACTAATAATCAAGGCGAGGTAAAACGCAACCTTCTGCGTGTCTTCCCCTTAATTCTTTCGCTGGTCAGCTCATTCAGAGCGCAGTTTGTATTGATCAAGAACCCAGACACACTGACTGACGCATCGTCACTGCCTGTCACTACCTTTAACGACACGGGAACACTGTCTGCTATTGAGTACAACTCACCAGAGCTATCATCCAATGCGGTCGATGCTTTCTCAGGAGGCACTCAAATTTGTTCCTTCTTCACTGGGGATGCGGATGCTGAGTCCATCGACCTTACAGATATATTCTCATTCGCTCGTCAATATCTGACTCGCGACGCTAATGCTCCTACTGGCACAGCTGGTGATGTATTGGTTATCGCTGCAAGGAGTTTAGATAACGCCTCTAATACCGTTAAAGCTAGCCTCACTTGGGGACAACGATAATGACGACTGCCTATCAACTGCCGGAGGACATCGGGAGAAAGGCAGTCACCCGTAACGGCAAACAAGTACAAGATGACGGGACATTCCCAGCAGGGTCTAAAGATTCGGCTAATTCAATGCCGATTGCCTTTCCTCGGGAAGGCTACAACTTTCCAATCATTGATAACTACAGGTTTGAGACAGAGGTCGATCGTGATCAATTAGGTATTCCTCGCCAGACAAATACCTATACCTTTCAGTCTCTCCATGATCAGTATGAGCTAAGTAAAGACGATTGGATTTACGACATCACGGGTCTGAATGAGCGTCCTCAGACGGATGGATCTCAGTCTGCCCGTTGGACGCAGTTGTTTGATGCGTCTGCGGTTTATCCGGCTGCTCCCAATGGTCAGATTAAGCACAATATAAAGGCAGGTTCAGCCCAGTTAATCCTCAACGGTAATGACGGTGGTTTCCAGCGTGCCCGCATTGCTTCTAAGAAGCGATACCGCTATCAGCCTGGTCGTATCGCCCGTGCCAGTCTTGCTGTCCGTCTATCAAACGACGACACGCCTATAACTTGCACTCGTCTATGGGGTGTTGGTGACACGACAGATGGGTTCTTTATTGAATGTCAAGGTGACGGTGAAGGTGATCGTCTAGGAGTTTTATACAGAAACAGTGCTGGTAATGGACTAAAGTTTGAGACTCGCATCCCAAGATCTCAATGGACAGGGGATAAATTAGATGGTACAGGTGAATCTAGGCAGAAACTTGATCTGTCCAAAGTTCACATGTACTGTGTCGAATGGGGATGGTATGGTGCAACAAACGTCAGATTTTATGCTTTTGTTGTTGATAAGTCGGATAATTTGCCGTCATCAATTACTCAAATTCCGCGGGCTAGATGGATTTTGCTTCATGAATTGATGATTGCGGACACTGCCGTCCGTAATGATTTAATTGAACCTGATGGTGGGGGAGGTACTCGTCAATATGATGTTCCATCCCTAAGAACCCCAAGTCTTCCCGTCTGGGTTGAAATCAACAATTCTGGAAACCTTGCAAGATCTGAATTTATTGAAAGGTACGGAGCAGCAGTCTTCATTGATGGTGGATCAGACGACAGGGCCGCTATCAGAGCTGTGGATGCTTCTTTTGGAGTCTCTGCAGAACCTGTGATCGGTGGAAACTTTAATAACGCAGGGTTAGTTGCACTGAACTTACGCGCAAAAACTAAAATATTAAATTCCAGCGGTGAAATTGTAGATAATTTTTTGGTTACTTCACCACTTAAGTTATCGGTTGAAACTACTGGTCCCGTTGAAGTTGAGATCTGGAAGGATCCTGAAATGATTGATCCTACTGAAGTAGGTCATATCAATGGATCACTAGGGTTTAGGAACGGTGGATACATCGGTGCCGACAACCTTGTTCCTGTTTTTATTGGAAGTTTTGCCCGCTCTATTCCGGGCGACCCAACATCACCATTGGTGGATATTGCGATTACTCAGGAGCCGCCTCAAAGTTATTTCTTGACTCTTACTTCTCCTTACACCTCCACTAACCCTGAGACTGTAGATCTAAACTTTAATGATTTTAGGCTCGTAAAAGATGGTCGTAAAATCGCTTCTTTTTTATGTTCATCTGGATCACAATCTTTTGACTTAGATCAAATTTTTGGTCCACAACGTGAGGTTATTAGTGCGGAGTACGATGCTCCTACTGAGTTTCCTGTAACAACATCTACTGTTAATATCAAATCTTTCAATAATTCAACTGGTGTAATTACAGTAAGCGATGCTTTCCCTCTGAGGTTATTTGTTGGCCAACGCTTGCAAAAAGGTTCTGTCAGCTATTACGTTCGCAGTCTAGAGTCATCTACTACCTTTACGCTTAAAGCGGCTAAAGTGGACACAGCACCTGTTACATCAGGCCTTGCTGTTGGTGATACCCTGGTTGCTTTTTATGAACTTGATCTGAGTTCTAACATTGCAAGTCCACTTAAATCTGTTTATAGCACAGAGCTTATATTTACAATCAAGCCTTTTGCTCATACATCAGAACCACTAGACATTACCCAGGAATACGACGCTGAGTGGATGAATCTGGTTGCTGTTACTAGCTCTAATTCTTATACCTCTGTATCTTCGCCCCTCGTAAACCTTTACCTCACTAATGGTGTTTCCTGATGACTGTTATTGGTTCAAATTTAATCAACACGTCTACCGACGGACTTCCTGCCGATCAAGATGATAGACCTTTTAGTTTTGCAATAGGTACACAAATTTTTCTAAATCCTGTTGACGATCCGACTGATGCTTTTGTTTCATTCAAGTTTAATCCTGATCTACTGGTATCAACATCGGTTCCTTCCCAATCTTCAGCTGCAATAGGACTCGCAACAGATTCTGAATTAGATTCTCTGGCTACATGGAACTCGTCTTATATCGCTCAACCAAATGCTGACGCTTTCCAAGTAGGTTTTTGCCGATTGGCCTCGAACCCATCCATTGTTTCCATCAATCTTGAGGGAAACCAAGGCACCTCTCTGGGACGTTCTTCTGAGCCTACATCTGTCAATATCTCCGAAAACTCATTTTTAATTACTAATCATCCTTTCGTAACTGGTGATCGTGTTCTTGTTTCAAGCACTGGTGTAGTGCCGGGTGGTTTGAGCGCAGCAACACCTGTATTTGTTATCAACGAATCTGCAGACACTATCAAGTTTGCAGCAACACTTACGGGTGCAAATTCAGGAGCTGAAATTGATATTCAAAGTATCGGCTCAGGTACAATTACTGTAGCGACGGATGAGACTTTTACTCTTACCCGCACTGGTAGTACAGGGAGTGTGACCCTTAAAAAAGGTGACTCAACCGTTTTCACCTTCTCAAACACAAATATCACCAGTCCGCTACGTCTTTTCTTTTGGTGTCGCGAGCAATCTGTTTCTAGCTCGTTACCGATCTTTTCAGAAATCAAGGTTCGAGGTGCTCTCTAATGGTCGCAACTAGAAATATCACTGATCTGGCGTCGCTTACGGCTCCAGCACCTGATGATGTTTTGCTCATCGTAGATCGACTCAGCGCGACGAGTAGCGAAGCTAAACAGATAACGTGGGGCAATCTCAGTGAATCTATACAAGATTTAGTAGCTGCGCTGGCCGTTGATTCAACAACCATCGATTTTACATATAACGATGCTAATGGCCAGCTCAGTGCTGCTGTAGTCAATAATACGTCAACTCAGAAAAGCATTTACTCCAAGGCAGGTACTGATGTTGGAACTCGTCAACGACTAAATATTATTGATGGTGTTTCTACATCTGTAACTGTTGCTGACAATAATACTCTTGATCGAGTTGACGTAACAATCAATAATACCGGCGTGACAAACGCTGTTAATTTACAAGCGTCTGGG